AAATGCCAGATTGGATGTTGACGCAGATGGAAAGAGACATTGAATGGAATTTTGAATTAATGCAAAGCAGACTAGAGGAAACCGGAAGAATCGCTTTAGACGATGATTGCCGCTTTCAAAAGCCGCTGCTTGATGCAGTAAAAGCACAAAGAGCAAAGTTAGCAGAGATTGCCAGAGGTACAACCAATGGAAATATGCTTAATTGATATTGTCAGTTGCACACTGCTTGACGTAGCTGTTATGTGTATAGCTTTATGGATGTTAAACAGGGAGTGGTAATTTGAAATATTTACATCTTGTTGCAAGTATTTGTATGGAAATTCTTGCTATTATGGGTACTATTGGAATCCTGGTTATAATCTGGAGAGATATTTTAGGAGGTTTTTAAGATGATTAAGTTTTTGCCGACGATTGACGCACCAGCGAACACGAAGCTTCCGCAACGTAGCACACAGTTTTCTGCTGGCTATGATTTTTACGCACCGACAGATATTTTTGTTCCAGCTGGCGGTGAAAGTGTACTTATTCCGCTGAACATCAAAGCTATTATGCCTGGCGATATGGTTCTGATGCTGTTCATCCGCAGCAGTCTTGCCGTTAAATTCAATTTGTCGCTAGTTAACGGCGTAGGCATTATTGATAGCGATTATGCCAACAACCAGGACAATGACGGCAATATAGGTGTTAAATTCAGAAATAACGGCAGCGAAACCATCATCATCAGAGAGGGGGAACGCTGTGCACAGGGAATCTTCGTGCGTTACTGGGTAACCTCGGACGATGAAGCAAGTGCTGTTCGTGGTGGCGGTTATGGCTCAACAGGGCGCTAAGCTTTATCTTATTAGCTGGCGCAGTTTGTTTTCAGGCGAAGTTGATTATCGTGAAAAAGTGTTAGCTGCTTCGCCTGAAGAAGCTATTAACAAGAATTATTTTAGAGGTACTACATGAAAACACCATGCAGAGGATGCACAGAAAGAAAAATAGGCTGTCATGCTAACTGTAAAGCTTTTAACGAATGGAAAACCCAGCAGTGCGAGGTACTGAAAGCTATGTATCTTGAAACGCTAAAGGCTTCACCTACAGCTGGAGCAGTTGCCAGACACAAAAAATGGATAAAGGAGCATAGATAATGAGTGCGTTTAAATCTCCATTTAGTTTTATCGGATTAAAAGATGATAAATACGTTATTGTCAAAGAAGCACCGAAGAATTCAAAAGATAGCTTTACAATGCCGCTTCCTAAGGATAACGTAAATCATCCGAAACACTACACCAAAGGCGGTATTGAGTGTATAGATGCCCTAAAGGCTGCTACCGTTGGCAAAACAGGCATTGAAGCTGTCTGCGTTGCCAACATCATCAAATATTTATGGCGTTACGAAGAAAAAAACGGCGTAGAAGATTGCCTAAAAGCAAAGTGGTATCTGGAACGCCTTATCAAAGAACTTAAATAACAGAAGGGAGTAAGCGCATGGAAGATATGACTGTAAATGAAAATCAAAGCACGATAACCGTTCCGCTGGCGTATTTCGAAGAACTTATCGAACGTGTGGCAGAACAGACCGCCAAGAAGACCTCTAAAAAGCTGTGTTATGATTTGTACAGCAAAGAAGCACAGCGAAGGGATTTCGACAAGCGACTGTATAATGTGCGCTTGCTGCTAAAAAATTACAGAAGCCTTCAAGAACACGCAGCGTTAAAGACTAGCGAGATTGTCAATATCGACGATGAACAGATTTCGGCTATCGAGATTCTTGATTCGTTCCAAAACCTGAAAAGTATGGGAGCTAATGAACTAAAACTTGAAAGCATCATAAGCTCAACAATGCGAACCAAAGTGCTGATAAACTACATGGACGATATGATAGCACTTTACAAGCAGACCAGGTATAATAGCGGCAAGCAGGAAGATTTGCGCCGGGCAGATGTGCTTGACGTGCTGTTCCTTAAACCTTGTCCGCCGGAAGCGTATGTCACTGATATAGTCGCAAGCCTTGCGCAAAAATGGTCAGTAAGTGAAAGGCAGATATGGCGTGATACAAATGATGCTGTCGAACAGCTAACAGCTTTGCTGTTTGGCGTGGATGGCGTAAACCTGCTGGAAGATAAAAAGCGCAGAAGGGCAGCTCGCCTTGCTGAAGAAAAAAATATCGAAAAATAATAAGAAAAACTGCCGAAAAAGTCAAAAAAATATTTGACTTTTTCGGTAGTTTTGTTATAGTATAGTAAAAGAAAAACATAATAAATAAAAGGAATAAGGTGATAAAATGGAACGTAAAATTATTAAAGTTGTTAAAAGAATTCAAGATATTGAAGCAAAAGCTGCAAAAGGAACTGCAAGCAAGGAAGAAATGCTTGAGCTGGTTGCTCTTGATGAAAACTTAAGAGCATATGCCCATGAAAACAATATGGGATATTTCGAATGCTTGGTAAAATGTTATGAAGAATTAAGAAAGGAGAATTAAACAATGACTTATCAAGAAAAGCAAGAAATGAAAAAGCTTGCCTGCAAATGCCTGGAAAAATACTTCGGCTTTGCTCCGGCGATGAAGCAGATTGTTCTGCTTGAAAGCGCAAGCAATGGATATACAGTTGATTATCTTCTGTTCAGCATCGGCTATAACGGAAGAGAATTTCAGCTCAGAAGAACCTTTACCTGGGGTAAAGATACAGTGGAATATAAATATTGCCGCTACGATGTTATCATGATTGAACAATAGAAAGGAGTAGAACAACATGAAACTAAATTACAATCAACTAACCTACATAATCGGCGTACTGAGAGAGGAGAAATGTAGAGCTTATAATGCATGGATAGATAAAAAATTCATTGCAGATAAAGCAAGTAATGCTTATGAGGATTGGCTTAAAAACAATCCAAATGCTTCAAAACAGGAACAAGACCATGCGTTCTCTAAAATGGCAGAAGCTGCTCTTAGTGAATGTGCAGAATCATATGGCGTTTATTCTATTGCACAAACTGTTTATCAAGAATTTACCGAAGGTGAAATTGAAATTTAAGGAGGAAGAACCAATGAAAGAACCTAAAGACATGACTAACGAAGAATTAAAGCAGGAAAACGCTAGGCTGATTAAGATTTACAACAGCTCGCGCGACCCATGGCATCATCAATGCTTGAATGAGCACTTTGAAGAGCTGGAAGAAATTGCAGCGGAAAGAGGTATAGAGCTTTAAAAGCTGATGACAGGAGCTTAAGCTCCTGTAAAGCTACCAGGCAGAAGGTTCAAAGTCCTTGCCAATAGCTTTAGAAAGGAAGTCGATTTTATGAACTATGCAATTTTACTGAAAACTGTGGTTGATGCCAATGGCAAAACCAACTCTGTGGAGAAAGTGCCAATGATGGAGGTATTCCCAACTATTTCCCTTGAATCTATGTACAAGCTTTGCGAATGCGAGTTGGTCGATATTAAGGATATGCCGCTTCAGTTAGTAGAATTTGACGGCGAGCTTGGAATCATCCCGGCAGTCACCCTGGTGTTCGATGAAGAATTTCTTCTGAAGACCGAAAAGCCTGTAGCCAATGAGCTGGCAAGTGTTATTTATGGTTACGGCAGATTACATGACCAATGCTTGTGCGGTAACGTGCTGCTGTGCTACACAAACGAGGAAGGCGACTGCATGCCGTTCAGCGAGGGTGAAGCGAACGCTATCGTAAAATGCTTGACAAAAATCAATAACCATATCGGAGATATGGAATTTAAGGTCCAAAAACCAATGATGAAATTTATGACGTTTTAGGAGGGATACATAATGTTGAAATACAAAGATTACTCAACCTTAATCAACGAACAGCAAAAGGAATACGAAAGATTTACCAAAGATAAAATGTTCTTTGCTTTTACCGAAGAACAGTTTAACGAAGGCATGAAAAGATTTGGTTTAGCTCCGGATGATACCGACAAGGTTTATCAAATAGGCTTCGGAGGATATATCCTTCGTGCCCAGGCTAAGGCTCATAATGATTTAGTAAAACGCCTGAACATCGAAAAGAAGGAGCACATGAAAGATTTCGACTTCTTGAAATCAGCCTTCCGTTATGAACTTGCTAACCATGAGTTTTGTATAACTTATGAGCTTGACGATACGCTGGATGCTCTGCTTTTGACTTATGAGCAAGTTAACTCTGACCCGGTTATGAAAAAAGCTTTACTTGAAGCAAAGAAAGAATATCTTAAGAATTGCGAAGATTGGATGTGATTAATGTGAGAACAAGACAACTTATAAAGTATGTACTGATGCTGGAAACACTTCCTCTTGCCGGAGATGAGTTCCATGAACTCATGGCAAATACAAAACGCCGCCAAAAAAGAATCGATGCACTGCGTGAAAAGCTGCTGATGCCAGCAAGCTGCTATCCCTACAAACAGGCATAAATAAAAGAACCGGCGTACACCGAAAGGTGTGCGCTGGAAAAAAGATTGGAGTAAAAGTCATGTGTAAAGTAGCAGAGAAAAGTTATAAAGAGTTATGCGAAGCGTTGCTAGGGCAGGAAGCTTATAAGGTTTCCGAATTAACGGCACAGAAATTGTATCGCCTGGAAGATACCGACGAGCTGAAAGCATATGGATTAGACAAACAGAAAGCAGAAGCGTTCCTGTGTGGTGTAGAGTTAGGCAAAAGAGCTTTCACCGAAACCAAAGCTGAGGAAAAAAGACACTGCTGTGATCCGCAAGATTTAGCTGAATTTATGATGCCGAAGTTGCGGTATTTAAATCATGAAGAATTTTGGGTAATTGCAGCAGACAGCAAGAACAGAATAATTGAGGCAAGGGCTATACTGAAAGGAACGCTGACTAACTGTTATGTTCATCCTAGAGAAATTTTCAAGTATGCCATCATGAAAAATGCTGCTGCAATCTTTGTAGCGCATAATCATCCTTCAGGTATTGCAACACCTAGTGCTGACGATAAAAAGTTAACCATGGACATTGTAAAAGCCGGGGCAATAATTGGAATACCTTGCTATGATCATATCATTATAGGTGACGGCAGTTATTACAGTTTCCAGGAAGATGAACAAATGTAAGGAGGAAAGAAAAATGAACGCTTATGAAATTATGTACGTTATGCGCCCGGAGCAGAAAATAGTCGAAGATGTTATCTTGAAGTTCAATGACTTAATAGCTTCTAATGGTGGTGTAGTTGAAAAGACAGAACGCTGGGGAGAAAGAAGGATGCCTTACGTGATTCAGGACTACGAGAACGGTATTTATGTCCTAGTTACGTTTCATGCAAGCAAGAAATGTGTGCTTAAGCTTCACAAAAAAATGGAGATTACCGAAGAAGTACTCCGGCACATGATTATCAGAAAGGGGGTATGCTAATATGACACCTTTTGATAAATTTAAGGAAACTGCTGCACTGGTTAATCTTTGGATAACAGAAGAAAAACCTAAAATTGAAAGATTTGGCTGTCGGAACTGCCAGTACGCTCATTCAACGCATGAACGCTTCGACAGATTTTGTACAAACCAATACGGAATTTGTAACTGCTTGCCAAATTGGTACACTCCGATAGCTCGCATTGATGAATGTCCTAAAAAGAATAATCCTAGAGCTGGTAAGCTCAGTTCGATTTGCAAAGTTAATACGGAGGTGTAAAAATGGCTAATATCTGTTTCAATGACATTACAATGGTTGGAGATAAGGCAATACTTCAAAGGCTGCAAGATGATATTGAACGTCACCTAAATGAAAATGATGGCAGCATTTATAGATACGGTAATGAGCTTTACCCTGGCAGTAACTATGAAGGGTGGTTCGACGATGTTGGAGAAGTAACCAAAGCCAACGAAGAAGAATATTTCTTGCGGTTTACCGTAGACACAAAATGGACCCCGGCAATGGACTTTTTCGTAAGACTGGCAAAAGATAAAGGCTTGAAGCTTTACTATACTGCCGAAGAGCCTGGGTGCGAACTATATCAGACTAATGATGTTAACGGAGAGTTCTACGATGAAAGATATGTATTGCATTGCAGAGGGTGCGAGATAACCTATTATAGCTCAAAGGAAGATTTAGTTGACGGACTAGCTTTTCTGTTCAAAAGGCGAGGTTATAAGGTGTTTAACAAAGAAAGCGCAATGGAATGCAGCATAAAGGAGCTTGAAAAAATTGGCAGAATATTCCTGGTAGACGGAACTAACACATGGTTTGACATAGGAGAATTTGAAATAGTTCCTACCGATGAGCAATAGAAAGGTAGTGGTTAACGTGAAAACATTGTATTTTGAAGGTGATGGATGGGAAAAGGCAGAGCGCAGCATCAACACCATAGGCAACTGCCGTGTTAGAACAGCATTTCACCTCGATAACGGCAAGGGCGTTTATCTTGAAATTGTTTGCGGTGAAATGCTTGGCGAAAGAAAGAAGCTTTATGGAGGCTTGCAGTATGTAGGCTTCGTAGACTTCTTATTCTACATTACGGATGAAGAGCCGAATGATGACTGCAATAAGCATAAATTGCCGGATATGCGTAACACTCATTTTGCTTATGACTTCGATTCGATTCTTGCTTTTGTAAACAGTTTAGGAGCATCATTTGATAAAATATGCGTACTACCAGACCTTGCCGGATACAGAGTACATTCAGATGACAGTGAGAAGCGATACAACTATGCTGACGAGTTTACGCCAGACTGGGAGGTTATAAAGAGAGCAAAAGAAATTCACGAATACTTTTACCAGCTGGAGCAATCAGAAGGCAAGAAGTTCCCTAACTTCTCTCTATACAATGACGAAGGCGACAAGACAAAGCTTTACCTGATCCGGCATTACAACGGCTATAATAAGAAATGGCTTATTGATGCGTCAAGCGATTCATGGTTGAAAACTATGGTTGAAGTATCTTAAAGTTGGTTATTGTGCAAGGAAGAAGTCAAAAATAAGTTTGACTTCTTCCTTTATGTTATGTACAATAAAGCTATATAGATGATTGGAGGGAAGTAAATGAGCCTGACAGACAAAATGAGAACTGCAATGACGAACAACGGAATGACACAAAGGGATGTAGCAAAAAAACTAGGTGTTAGCAAGGCAGTTGTTAGCGCAAGATTTCTTCATTGCAGAAGCTTAAAAATGCTTCTTGAAACAATGGAGGCTTGTGATTGCGATGTTGTCCTTCGCCAAAAAAATGGAGAGTGTGAAATGATCATAACTTTAGATGATATAAGAGAGGATGATTTGGCGAAAAATTTATAAAAAATCCTCCTGGTCAAAAAAACATTTGACAACAGTTTTAGTTATGTTATAGTATAGTTAAAGGAAAACTTAATAAACTAAAACAAAAGGAGTCGGTGAAAATGAATTTAGAACAACAAATCAAAGTAGCAGAAAAAAGAATCTATGACGCAGAATGCAGAAGAGCAGAATTTGCGAAAAAATATAATGAAACAGGAATTTTGCTTTATGAAAGATTGGCAGAATCCGAAACTAAAACAATTTCTGAAATAAGAGATGCAATCATTGAAGCTTCTCTTTACATGAACTAATGAGGGAGTAAATCATGAAGATAGGTAAAATAGAATTCACATGGCGTGCACATCGTCAAGCGTGTGTTGTAAAAATCGACGGTGAACAAAGAGTTTTCCGCTTCAATAAGAAAACGGCTCGCAAGGAGCTGTTTGCGAAAATTCGCTCCTTAATTGCAGAAGCATCAGGCACTGAAAAGGTTTGTCAGCATTGCGGCAAGCATTACTTCGGTGTAAACTCACACAACTTTCTGTGCGGTGACTGCGCTCAGCAAGCTGCCGATATTAATCGTGAAGGTGTTGGCAATATTAAGGAGCTTTCGTTTAGCGAAGCTTTGCAGTATATTCCTGATGGCGTTAACCCAATCGAATACGAGCGTAAAATTGATGCAGAAATTCGTGCTGAGCGTCAAGTATTGGTAGACTTGTGGAAACAAGATGACGAAGCGTGGAATTTGTACTGCTACGGAAAGAGGGCGAGCAAATGAAGTACGAAGTAACTTTTTCATGCGGTCACACTGGAACGGTACAGCTGTACGGCAAAGGTGATGAGCGTGAACGTAAGATTCGTTATTTTGAAGAATATGGCGTATGCTCCGAGTGTTACAAAGAGCGCCGTACTGTAGAAGCAGAAATTGGCTGCAAACATGTAACAATGTCCTACAAGGCATATAAGACTGATTACAGTTTCTGCGACGTTTTAAACGATTCTTACGATAAGCAGGAAAAACTATTACGGTGTTAGTTCCGGAAGCGTTTGCAGATTTTATAGATGCTAAAAATAAGTGCGGTGCTACACTGTTTAATGCAGCTATTAAGATTGCTACCAATAACAAAAACAAAGAAGGAAAGCATTACGCAGAGTGCTATGAGATAGTCAAAGCCTATATCAAGGAACACGCAGACTTTGCCAAAGAATTACAGGCGTATATGCAACAACAATATAGATAAGCAAACCGAAAGGGCGTGATCATTTGAAGCCGGAAGATATTATCAAGTCTTACAATGCCGAAGGCAGCATTAAAAAAGTAGCTGCACTGTTTCGCGTTTCAGAGCAGAAAGTCAGAAAGGTTCTCATTGATGCCGGAGCATATGAAAGTGATATGTCCATACAGGTCAATGATTTGTATGAGCAAGGGTACAGCGTGGAGAACATAGCCGAAAAATTGCGTGTAAGCAAGAGCACTGTTTCAGCATATCTGCCATACACCAAAGGCGTGTATCTTGGCGAAAATCCTTCCAGCAATACTCTTAAGATAAGAAAGTGCAGAGCTAAAAATGGATAAGTCTTTACATGATTTGCTAAATGAGTATATAGCAGCTTATAGCAAAGGTGAAGATAACCTAAGAGCGTTTTGGGAGTATGTTATAAGCATAGGAGCTTATGAACAGATGCGCCAGCTTGCTGTATACCAGGATGTTATTTTTAGCTACAAGAAAGACCAAACAAAGCCTGCCTGTAATGGCTACTGTGAAAAAGCCTACACATCCGAAGATGCAGAGTTTGCCAGGATACAAATAGAGCACCTTTTAAAATCATGTCAGTAAGGTGTCATTTACAAGGCAATTAAAGGAATGATATAATTAAGATGCAATAGTTGGATGATAAACCCTTCTCCTAAAATATGTTGTGTACTCAAAAAGCCGCCTACAAATGTAGACGGCTTTTTAATGCAAAAAAATCCTAAAAACATCCTCCTGGTCAAAAAAATATTTGACAATAGTTTTAGTTATGTTATAGTATAGTCATAGGGGATAACAAAAACCCTAAATAAGCAGGCAAGTTGCAGAAAGGAGAACGAAATGGACGAAATTATGAATGTTGGAGAAATTCTGGTTGAAAAAACTGAAGAAAATCAAACAAGAAAAATTCTAGAAATCCTCAATGAAAGTAGTGACTTAGAGGAAGCTAAAGAAAAAGTAAAAGCCTTGCTTAATAAATAAACAAGGCGATTAGGAAAAATGATTGGAGCGGTACTTGCCGCCGTTCCTATCATTTGTTATTATATCAAACAAGGCAAGAGAAAGCAAGATATGTGTGATTGTTGTAAGAGCAGTGTATTTATAGCATTGCTCTTTTTTTATGCAAAGGGGTTGAGAGTAGTGGTGTATCTTGTTGTTGTTGCCCATCCGGATGATGAAGTTCTTGGTGCTGGTGCTACAATATGCAAACTGGTAGAAGAAGGTCATATTGTAGATGTATGCATTTTATGCAGCAAGGCAGAAGCAAGAGCAAATAGACCGGATGATAATGAAATGCAGGAAGATTTATTCGCTTCTATGAATATGCTTGGAGTGCATGATGTTTATCTTGGTAATTTTGTAGATAGTCAGCTTAACATGTCAGCACATTTAAAGATAGTTCAATTTATTGAAGAAGCCTTGAAAAGAAGTAGTGCTACCAGGGTAATTACTCACCATCCTAGCGATTTGAACAATGATCATCAAATTACATCGTTATGTTGCCAGGAAGCTGCCAGATTGTCCATGCGCATGACTGCCAATGTTCCGCATATTGAGCTTATTGCGTTTATGGAAGTGCCTTCTTCGACTGACTGGATGCTTAATCATAGTATAGAAGCTTTTCTTCCTAACACATTCATAGAAGTAGGGAAAAAACTGATTCTAAAGAAAATAGAAGCTTTAGGCAAGTATAAAAATGTTATGCGTCCATTTCCTCATCCGAGGAGCGCAAATGTCCTTGAGGGGCTTGCGGCATATCGTGGAGGTCAGTCTGGATGCAATTATGCAGAAGCTTTTCAAGTAGTATTTAGGAGAGAATTATAATGAAAAAAATCGAATTATGCAAAATGAGAGCTGGAGATATAAAAACAGAATTTGGTAATCCCAGGAAGATTTCAAAGGGTAAACTTCAGGATTTAGAAAAAAGTCTTGAAAGCTATGGAGATTTTGGGATTTTTCTTATTGATGAACAAGACAATGTTATTTCCGGAAACCAAAGGTTAAAAGCAATTTTGGCTAAATTCGGTCCTGATACAATTCTTGATTGTAAAAGGTTAATAGGCTATACAAAGGCAGAACTTAGAGCAATAAATGTTAAGTGTAACGTGCATAATGGTGAATGGGATCTGGATATGCTTGCTGATTGGAGCATAGATGCTGCCGACATTGATTTAAGCAAGCTTGAAGATGAAGAAGATCCTGGGAAACGTGAGATACCGGAAATGGAGCTTATTCATTATGAAAAATACGATTATGTTATGATTTGCTGCAACAGTGAGCTTGATTACAACGACCTCGTAAGAAAGTTGGGCATTGAAGGGAAAAAAGTTAGTGTATCAAAGAGAAAAATTAATGCACGTGCAATTTGGTATCATCAGATGAAAGCAGTTATTGTTCCTGAAGAAGAATACGAAAGGCTGAAGGAGCTTGCATATGGAAAAGGTAAGTAAAGTTTTTTCAGGGCACCAACCAAATTTCCTGCCGTATATGGGTTTTTTCTATAAAATGCTGAAATCGGATGTTTTTGTGCTTGACGATGATGTGCAGTATTCTAATGATGCATTTCACAATATGAATTTCCTAAAGCTGAACGGAGCAAAATGTAAAATCATAGTTCCGGTAAGTTATTCATATGGTGATGCTATTAACAAGGTTAAGATAGCTTATGTTAAGAATTGGGACAAGAAACTGCTCAAAAGCATTAGAATGAACTATGCTAGAGCGGAATATGTTGATGTTGGCTATGAATTGATTGAGAGGCATCTAAATAAACGATATGAATATCTTGCAGACATGAATATTGCTTTGCTTAAAGAGATAGCCGAAAGGTTTGGTATAAGCACAAAACTGCTAATAGCAAGTATAGATGTTCCTACAGAATTGAAAAATAATCAGCGCAATATATACCAATGTTTAAAGCTTGGTTGTGATGTTTATTATTCCGGCATAGGCGGTAAGGCCTATAACGATGAAATCAGCTATAATGAAAATGGCATAGAAATAATTTATACCGATTATAGTCCTTTTGTTTATAAGCAGATTGGTAAATGTTTTATTGAAAATTTGTCAGTGCTTGATTACATATGCAACAATGGTTTTAACTTGCCGGAAGGGTGGCATAAAAATGGATAAAAGCATTTTAGGAATTTATGTTCCAAGTTACAATAGAGCCGATACTACGAATACTTTCAAATGGCTCGAAAGATGCACTTATGTAGTAAGAAAATCTCAAGAAGAACAGTATAGAGCAAGAGGAATTGAAAGTATTTGGGCTGTAGAAGATAGCGAAATAGATAATCTTTGCAAGGTAAGCAATTATATTGTCGAGCATTCTCCTGAAAACATCATCTTCACAATAGATGATGATGTTGATGGCTTTGTTTATCGCCTGGAAGATATGGAGCCTATAACAGACAAGGAAGTCATTATGGCTGAGATTGAACGAATTGCTCAAATCATGCTTGATCTAAATATAGGATTTGGTGCAGAAGATGCATCGATAGCCCCATGGAACTATGATGCTGAATTCTGCTTCAAAGGTACAACGGGAGCAATGCGATGGTTTAACAAGAATGCTTATAAGTCGAGATTTAGGGAAGAAGTTTATCATAACTGTGATTTGGATGTAATGCTGCATGAACTTCTAGTAAACAGAATTACTTTAAAGCCAAAGTATTTTATGGTAAAGGCAGGAACAGATACTAACAAAGGCGGCAATTCCTCCAAAACCAGGCAAGCGCAGATTGATTGTGTACAGGAGATGAAATTGAGGTGGGGAAAATATTTCGACTACAATTTCAATAACAACAAGCCTAGAATTAATGTAAAAAGATGATTAACTTGTAGTATGTAATTAAATATTCATAAACTTGACATTAGAATGGTATATGTTACGATATAGTAAAGAGTATAACAGGGAGGTTGGGTAACATGAATTATTTAGTTACTAACAATGGCTACAACATGTTTGATATGATGAGCATGATGCAAAAAGCTATCAGGCGTGGAATTTTTGAGTATGCTGGTTTCGCAGCTAATGAGCTTCAGGACAAATTTCGTTCTGCAATGTGGAACAGAATATTGGTTATTTCTTCAGAAGATTGCTATGGTGTAATAACTAAGGAGCTTGTCGAGCTTAGAAAAAGAGACGAGCGAGAAAAAGACAGTAAGTTGATAAGTGCAGCTATTGCATTATTGTGTAAGTCTTTGAAGAGCAGAGATGCCTGCTATTTTGCATGTAATTTCATTTTGGCTTCAAGAAATCCCAGAAAAATAAAAGTAAAAGAAGATGAAGTATCTTCGCTTTATAAAAGACTTAATGCTAATGAAAAGCCTGTAGAGTTTGACTTGTTTGGCTTTGCTCAAGGAAATGATGATTATTTGGATGCAGAAATAAGCGAAAAATTTTCTCGAGGCGTTGAATTGCAAAAAGCTATTAAGCATATTGATATGGATATGATAGGCTATACGATTGATTTACTCAGAAGAACAGACAGAGCTTTTTTGTGGAATGTTATGTTAGATTATGCAAAAGAACAAGCATCTGTGATTTATGAAGAAATCTACAGTCTTAAAATTGCCGATGATTATGTGAATGCCAGGAAGCCTAATCTACAGAAAGACGAAATATTTATCAGCAAAGCTGCAATACTTTTGTGCTATTGTGAGGATGAGGAGTTTTTTGAACTTGCTTCAAGCGATATTGTTTGCCTTGCTAAAAAAATTGATTGGAATAATATAAGGATAAAAGATGTAAAGACTTGTGTGTTAGAAAATGGTGAGATTCCTATATGGGTTTTTGACTGCCATACCATTAAAGGCAAGAAAATGGGGAAAACCGATTGGGATATGACCACTGATGAGCAAGCTGCACTGTCTCCTTTGAGAACAGCTTACTTTGATGAAGCAAGTTGGATTTACACCTATGAGCAGGATTTTGATAACGGTGATATTTCTGAAAAAGGGATACAGCCTATAAGAGAATATGCAAAAACTCATCCTGCAAATCCTGTTGAATTTATACCATATGAGTAAATAAAGATTTTATGTCAGCCTGTCGCTTTTTGCGGCAGGCTTTTTAGTTAGAGGTGGTGATATGGCTGGAAGAAAAGAGAATCTAAAACCGATTACAACCGTGGAGCAAGCGAGAGAAATGGGTAGGAGGGGCGGTATAAAGTCTGCTGAAGTTAAAAGAAAAAAGAAAAGCATGATGGAAACTGCTAAAATGCTTATGTCGATGCAGACGGAGAATAAGTCTATAAAACAGAACCTTGAATCTTTGGGAGTAAAAGATAAGGATGATCAAACCTATCAGACAGCAATCATAGCTAGAATGATTCAAAAGGCATTAGTTGATGGTGACACCAACGCTGCAAAGTTTTTGGCTGAAATAACCGGGGAAGTAGGGAATAAAGGATTTCTCAATCTTGCTGACGACCCGGAAGCTAATGAAACCATTGATATGTATAAGAGCGTCTATATTCCTAACAATGGGCGTAATGGATATGAAACTGATTATTTAACTCCGCAGCCTGGACCGCAGACGATGTTTATGTGTTCGCCTGCGGATATTGTTATTTATGGCGGAGCTGCTGGCGGAGGGAAAACGTTTGCATTGTTAATGGAAGGTTTAAGACATAAGAATGTTGTTGGATTTAGTGGAGTTATTTTCCGCAAAAATTATACTCAAATTACAGCTTCAGGTGGTTTGTGGGATGCTGCTCAAAAGATTTATGGACTTGTACAGGGAGCTAACGCCAAAAAGACACCTAAACTACATTGGTATTTCACACCTAGTAATGCAAGGATAAATTTTGCTCATCTTGAAAGAGATGAAGATTTAATGAGCTGGCAAGGTACAGAAATCTGCTATCTTGCTTTTGATGAGCTGACGCATTTTAGCCGTCACCAATTCTTGTATATGCTTTCTCGTAACCGTTCAACGTGCGGTATTCGTCCTTATGTAAGAGCGACGTGTAACCCGGACAGCGATAGTTGGGTAGCTGATTTTATTTCCTGGTGGATTAATCAAGAAACAGGTTATCCAATCTATGAGCGCAGCGGTGTTGTACGATATATGTGCGTATTAAATGACACTATTTATTGGGGAAGCAATCCGCATGAACTCGCAAAGGAACACGGCGTAAATGTTGAAGAATGCAAGTCGGTTACGTTTATAGCATCAAAGTTGACGGATAACAAAGTTTTAATGGCTAAAGACCCTTCGTATATGGCTAACCTTAAAGCTTTGGCAGAGATTGACAAAGAACGTCTTTTATATGGCAACTGGAAAATCCGTCCTGCTGCTGGTATGTACTTTAAAACAGAAAACTTCACCTTTGTTGATGCTGTACCGAAAAATATCGTTGCTTATGCACGTTCCTGGGACTTGGCAGCAACAGAGCCTACGCCGCTTAATCCAGACCCTGATGCAACAGCAGGCGTGTTAATGGGACTGCTTGACGATGGCAGAGTAATCGTTCTTGATGTAAAACGCAAGCAGATAAAGGCGAATGACGCTAGGAATCTTCTGCGTAACATGGCAGCGATTGACCAGGGCAAATACAAATTCGTACAAATTACGATACCGCAAGACCCAGGACAGGCAGGCAAGGCGCAAGCTCAAAGTCTTGTATCGATGCTTGCAGGTTACTCGGTGGAGATTGTATCGCCGACAGGCAGCAAAGAGGTTCGTGCTACTCCATTTGCTTCACAGGTGCAGGCAGGAAACGTCCTTATCCTTAAAGGTGAATGGAATGATATGTATCTGTCAGAACTTGAATCGTTCCCGGAAAGCAAGCATGATGATATGGTGGATGCGTCAAGTGATGCGTTTAACAAGCTCATGAACTCCCGCAGCTGGGGCGGCTTAACGAGCTAGGAGGAATAATGGTAAAAAGAAAAGATAATTCAATTCGTGCAGACAGCGGATTTAAAGATGCTTTTATTGCACGTAAAGCTCGCAATTATGAAGGTCTGTTAAATGAGCGAAAACTCACAGACCAGGCTTTGGCTACAATGTACAGAAATGCTCTTGTGCGTAGAATTGTTACAATGGCTGCCGATGATGCTATGAAGAATTTTATAGAAATCGAAGGCGATTCTGACGATTGTATCTTGCAGGAGCTTGAAACGCTGTTTGTGCAGGAAAAGCTTACAGAGGCTTTATATTGGGACAGACTGTTCGGTATGTCTTGTGCTCTTATCCTTGCTGACGATGGCCAGGAGTTAAGCGAGCCTATTAATATCAACCGTTTACGCAGGATTAACGGATTAGAAATTTTTGACAAGCGAGATATTTACCCGGACACAACCTCAATTTATCTTGATACAGATATTCGAGATGCAAATTTTGGCAAGCCGGAGTTTTACATGATTTCGCCACCGAACGGAAATCAGTTTAAAGTGCACAGAAGCAGACTGCATATTTTTGACGGCGAAATGCTGCCGAAGATAGAGCGTATTGCTAATAATGGTGCTGGCTTATCCTGCCTGGATGGTGTTCCGGCTGCGCTGAACCGTGTAAAAACTGCAATGAATAAAACAATCGACATAATGGATAAGGTTAGCACGTCACTGTTAAAGCTTGAAGGTTTAAGCAGTTTACTGACAAGAGAAGACGGCACGCAAGCTGTTATTCGGCGTTTAGAGCTGATAGACTACTCACGCAGAATTAATGGCAGTGTGGCCGTTGACAAGGAAGATGAATACGGCATTTTCAACATTCCGCTCACAGGCTTGACTGATATTATTCAAGAGTTTGAGCAGGCTTTATGTGCTGTTACCGGGTATCCTTTTACTGTTTTGTTTGGGCGTTCTCCGGCTGGCATGAACAGCACAGGCAAGAGCGACTTGCAGATTTACTACGATACCGTCAGACGTATTCAACGCAGGAAAATTCGTCCTGCGTTAGAGTATCTTGTAAGACTTATCCAGCTTTCAAAAGAAGGACCTACCAACGGCAAGGAGCTTGAAAAGTGGAGCATTAAGTTTAAGGCAATTGAACCGCTGAATGATCTGGAGCAAGCTAACGTTGACAAGACGCAGGCGGAAGTAAGAGCTGCCGTTGTTAAGCTTGTTTTTGACCTGGTTGATAATCAACTGTTAGATGCAACGCAAGCACGCCAATACCTCAAAGAGCGTGGAGATATTCCAGTTACAGAAAGTGAGCTGGATTTAGATGATGAAGAAACAGAAGAAATCAATACGCTACCTTAAAGTAAAGAAGCGTCCGAAATATCCAAAGAATTTTGAGCGTGATTATTATCGCGTCCTCAGAGCCGTTGTAAGACGTTTAAAAAGTGCCACGAATAACAATATACCTATGCTGGCATATTCGTTGCGCCAGGACGATGACAGCACTGTTACAGATGCTTTCGTTCAGGCGATACTTGTCGAGCTTTTAAAGAGCATGACTATCGAGGATGCTATAAGCGAATTAGAGCTTATTCTTGCTGGCGTGTCTAGCGTTGTCGATGCTAATGTTATCAGTGCTTTCGCAGAAGCAGTCAGCGTTGATGTGTTTCTGAATGATTCAGCCTTACTTGATACAGTAAAAGCGGAATGGAAAGCGCAGCAGAGCAGGCTTGTGAATAGCATAGTCAATACCTACATCGAAAAACTGCAAATTATTGTAAGCAATGCTGTTCAGCGTGGCACTGCTATGAGTGAAGTTAAAGAAGAAATCAAGGTGCTGCTTAACACTACCGACAAGCGGGCGAAATTTATCGCAAGGAACGAAGTAGGCAATCTGAACGGCATTATAACAATGCGTAGGCAGGTTGATTGTGGTATAAGCGTGTATCAATGGTCATCGTCACATGATGAACGTGTCAGACCTTCTCATGCTGAGATGGATGGGAAATACTTCTATTGGAACAGCGACAAGGCTGGTGAAATTAACGGCATCAAGGTTTATCCTTCTCCGAAATATCATCCGTGCATGGATTATAACTGCCGTTGCGTAGCATTACCTGTTATTGACCTGAAACAATGGAACATGACAACAGCAGTTCCAATGGGTAGGGTAGATGTAAAGAAAAGTAAAGAATTAAGCTAGAAGGCATATGCGAGAAATTGTATATGCTTTTTATATACCCCAAAATAAGGAGGTGAATTTTTTGGGAAGTGTACAACGATATGAGCGCCTTGACTCATGGATGCTTGTTGGCTGTGCAGTTACTGACGCTGACGGCTTCTTGCGTGATTCTCCGATTGTGGCACGTACTGGCATATATATATATCAACAGCCAGACGGGACTATTATACGAGAATACCGACCGCCTGAGGAAGTATTCGACACTGACAGCGAAGCAAGCTTTGTCGGCAAGCCTATTGTGGTAGGACATCCTGCCAGCGGCATTGTAAACAGCGATACCGCACAAGATTTAGCCATTGGTACAATTCTATCCAGCGGCTATCAGAAGGACGAAACAAATATTGCCTGCGATATTGTTATCCATAATCCCTCTGCCATCGGTGAAAAGCGTGGCTTGTCTTTAGGCTACAGAGTGGATATCGAAGAAGCCCCAGGCATTACACCTGACGGACAGCAATATGATGTTATCCAGCGCAACATTCGTATCAATCATTTAGCCGTTGTTGATAAGGCACGTGCAGGAGCAAAAGCACGGCTTAATCTTGACGGTGACGAAATTATCGAAGGAGTAGAAACGAAAATGAAAATTAAAATTGATTCTGTTGATTTTGAAGTTGACGAGAAAATTGCCAACTACGTCAACTCTTTGCAAAGCAAAGAAGAAAACGCTCGTGTAAAGCTTGATACTGCTAACACTGAGCTTAAAACTGTAAAAGAACAAAATACCACTCTTAAAGCTGATGCTGACGCTTTGAAAGCTAAAGCTGATGCAATGACCGCAGAACGTGATGCTTTGAAAGCTAAAGTTGATGCTGCTGACGCTGAAAAAGAGAAAGCTGTAAAAGAGGCTGTTGAAGCTGTGAAGGCTGATATGCAGGAACGTGCGGAGCTGGAAGAAACCGCTAAAATTGCAAAGGTTGAAAAAACCGATGGCTTGACCAACGCTGAGTTGAAAGCTGACATTGTTAAAGCTGCTTTCGGCGAAAAATTTAAACTTGACGGTGCATCTGATGCTTATCTTGACGGTGCATATTCTGCCGCTAAAGAGATGCTCCGCAATGATAACGCAAAAAATCAAGCCGCAAAAGCTAAAGGCGGTGCTGAAAAGCAAGAAACCAAGAATGATTCTGCTAACGATGCACGTAGCCGCATGATTGCACGTATGCGCGGCGAAGAATAAGAAAGAGGTGAATACAATGGCAATTACTAATTATGCATTAACCATGGACAAAGCTTTTGCTGGTGCACTGTATGATTTGTCCTCTCATACTGTAGATTCCTTTGCTGTTGAAGAAGCTGACGGTATTGGTGCTGCTTGCGCCGTTATCCGTGGCACTGACGCAGAGCATCAGGTGAAATCTCCGTCCGCATCCGGTGACGGTGCGAAAGTTATCGGCGTTACTCTGCATACCCATATTGAGCCGCCTGAAGCTGGCAAAAAATATTATCCGCAGAATTACACTGTTCCTGTTGTGACTAAAGGTCGTGTATGGGTAACTACCGGAGGTGCGGTTAACGCAGGTGACGAAGCTCATCTGAAACTTGCTGACGGCACGTTTGTTAAAGATGCTGTTGCTGCTGGCACTATCGAAGCTCTTGGCTGCGGTGCCAAATTTATCACTTCCTGCGATAAAGCAGGCTTGGCAGTTATCGAAATTGGTTGATTAGAAAAGAAGAGGTGAAATAGTAATGACTCAAATGCACTATGATGAATTAGACCTGAATGTTATTGAGCGTTGCGACGGCTTGCGTAAAGACGCAGGCGATACTATTTTTGTCGCAAAAGAACTCGAAGCTGTAAAGGCAAAAACCTATGACCAGAAATTCGCTAATCTGAATGCGCTGAAACTGTTTGATATGTCCTCTGACGTTGACCCCGGCGCTGACACTATCAGCTATCAGTCCTTGGGTTCTGTTGGCATGGCAAAGACTATCGCCAACTATGCAACCGACTTTACTCGTGTAGATGTGCTGGCTGAAGAACACATTGCTAAAGTTATTGCTGGCGGTGCAGCATATGGCTACACCATGCAGGACTTGCGCCGTGCTGCTATGGCAAGAAAACCGCTGACTGCTCGCAAGGCTATTGCTGTTCGCCGTGCTCTCGACGAATATATTAACCGCATTGCATTCCATGGTGATGCTAAACATGGCGTTGTAGGCTTGCTGGATAATCCTAACATTGGCAACTACACTGTTGCTGCCGATGGTGCTGGTGGTACTGGTTCTTCTACCAAATTCAAAGACAAAACCGCTGTGCAGATTCTGCGTGATATGAACGGCATTATCAATTCTGTTAGCAAGCAGACCAATGACGTAGAAAATCCTAATACCTTGGTATTGCCGCCAGACCAATACAACTACATTGCTTCCACTCCGTATTCTGATGTAGTCGCAGATTCCATCCTGTCTGTGTTTAAACGCAATAACCCGGATGTAACCGTGTTAAAAGCCAATGAGCTGGCGGGCGCAGGTGTAGGCGGCTTGGATATGATGATTGCTTACGTTAAGGATGCAGACCATCAAACCTTGGAAGTTCCGTTGCCGTTCACTCAGCACACTATTCAGCAAAAAGGCTTGGAATTTGAAGTTCCTTGCGAGGTTCGTACCGCTGGCGTGTTGATTTACTATCCGCTGTCCATGAACAAGGCTTCTGGCATCTAATCTGACTATATACTGCCCTTTCGCATGAGAGGGCATTTTCTTTTTTAGGAGGAAAGTGAATGAAAGTTAAAAACATCTCTAAAGCTGTAATTAATATCGACGGTAAATATATCATGCCTGATCAGTGCGGCATCGTTGGTGATGAATGGGGCGAAAACATTATTGTAAAAGCCTACATCAAAGAACAAATGATTACTGTTGAGAAAGGCAATGCTAAAGAAGCAAATGTTGATGATATGGCAGCAGACCTTGCAGGACTGTCCGCTGAATCCAGCAAGCGTTCTTTGACTGCTTTCGCTAAGAAATACAATATTAATGTAGAGGGCGCAGAAACCGCAGAAGATATTTATTCCGTTATTTTTGCTTTTGTAAACATGGCAAAGAAAAATGTTAACGGAAACTAAAGATAAAATAAAGCAAGCTTTTTCTGTTATCTGCCCCGAACTGATTCTTACTGATGAAGAATTAGAAGTCTACATTAATCTTGTTTCGCCTATGTTGTCAGAAAGTGTTTTTGGCAATATGTATATAACAGCATTCGTTTATCTTATGGCGCATCACGTTGTCCTGCGTCAGCTTATTGCGCAGTATGGAGAAAACGGTTCATCTGATGTTGGTATCACAGGCTCTGTAACGTCTGAAAAAGAAGGTGACTTGCAACGTTCATATGGTGACAAGTCAGCTTCTTTCGATATGTTGGACAAGACGTACTATGGCATTGAATTTAAACGTCTGCGCTCTATGTGCGTTGTTCCGATAGTAACAAGATGGGATAATGCGTTATGAGTAGAGTAGAGGATAAAGATTTAGGTTTAAATCGTATCATACGAACGCTAAACAAAGACCTTGACGGCGTTGTGGTTAAGGTTGGTGTACAAGCTAAGGACAAAGCTGTACGGCGAGGGAAAGGCGGAAGCATTCGCAACACTGACCAGCCGTTGGCTGTTATTGCAGCGATACATGAATTTGGACTGGACAATATGCCCCAACGCTCTTTCCTGCGTTCTGCGTATGATGAAAATCTGCCTATGATTGACAAAATGATTCAACGTGTTGCCAATGGTGCTGTATTTGGACTAGGAACAAACGCTGCTCTTAATCAGTTAGGCAATGTTGTACAAGGTATGGTTCAAAGAAAAATCGTCGACGGACCGTTTGTCCCGAACTCTCCTGCTACAATAAAGCGCAAGAAAAGTTCTAAACCATTAATTGATACCGGGCATCTGCGACAATCAATTCGCTATGTCATTGAAAGAAAAGGTGCTAATCATGAGTAGTTTTAGAAAGCTGATAACTGTCCTGCGTTACAACGGCAGTCCTGAACTGCTTGCCAACGGAACCTATATGTATCCTACACCACAAGAGTTTAAAGTGTTAGCCAGTGTGCAGCCGCTTAAAGCTAATGAAATGATGTTACTTCCTGAAGGTAGCAGGACTGCTAGAGCGGTAAAAGTATATACCGACAAGGAACTTTATGTTGATGACCAACGAACAAATACAATGGCTGACCGCTTTAAATGGCGTGGAAAGCTTTTTGAAGTGGTTGCCAGCGATATTTTTCAAAGTGATGTTATTAACCATTACCGTGCATATGCAGTAGAGGTGAGCGAATTTTGAAAGAAGCTAATACTCGTGTTGACGTACTGAATTTTTTTATTTCAGTATTACAAAAAATATATTATCCGATTCCGATTCGCAGAGCAAAAATGAAACCTCCGGCTGTAAATGAATTAAACATCGTAGTTGATCTTCTGACTGAACGCAGTATAGGGAACGAGGTTGTTTTTTTAACTGAAACAGCACAGTACAGCAATGCGGGTATCATTGAAGCTACGTTAAATATACAAGCTCTCGGCGAGGGTGCTGTTGAACTTCTGTCGAAGCTTAAACTTTATCTCGAAATGCCGGATATGATTAACTTGTATGATTCTGCAAATGTGGCTATAAACAGTGTTGAGCAAGTGCAAGACATTACAACTTCATTGGATGGCAGAACGTGGCAGGAACGAGCGTCGGTTGATTTGACTGTTTCGTACTGCCGTGAGCTGCTTATCCAGGGTGCAGAATGGTTTAACAAATTGGAAATAAACGGCACCACGAATAACGGCAAGGATAACAACGAACATCCTGCTGACGGCGATACGATTGTAAAAGTTGAAATCATGGGAGAATTAGAAAATTAAGGAGATGAAAATATGGCAAATATCGACAGATTAGTCAATGTGCAGATTGCTTTGAATACTACAGGTATTTCATCCAATGGCTTTAATACGCTGATGATTGTATCTGCACATGAGCACGCTGCTCCGGCGTATGTATTGACCATTACTGACGCTGACCAGCTTTTAGATTTAGGCTGGAACGCTGAGGATGCTGTGTATAAAGCTGCATTACAAGCTTTTAGCCAGATTCCTCATTATGAGAAAGTTAAAATCGGTAGAATGAACTCTGATAGCTCTGCTGCTGATAATATGAATAAAATTTGCGCTGTTGACAATGATTGGTATGGCTTGTGCTATGTTGACCGCACATCTGCAAAAATCATGGAAATGGCAGAATGGGTTGAAGCTCATACAAAACTGTATGGTACATCTGTTGCCGAAGCTGATGCGTTGCAAGCTGGCGTTGCAACAGATACAGGCAGTAAGCTGAAAGCGAAAAATTATTATCGCACTTTTGTTTTTTATCATAAGGAAGCAGAAAAGGAATTTCCTGAAGCAGCTGTAATGTCCAGATGCTTTACTGTATATCCCGGCGGTGAAACCTGGGCCAACAAAAAGCTTTCCGGCATTTCAAATGATGATTTAACCGAAACAGAATATCTTGCATTGACTGCCAAAAACTACAATACCTTTGAAAACTTCTCGGAGAACGTCAGCATTACTCAAAACGGCAAGACTTGTGCAGGTGAATGGATTGATGTTATCCGTTTCCGTGACTGGCTTGTCGAAACCATTAAAACAGAAGAATTTGCAATGCTGATTAATCGTGAGAAATTGCCGTACACTGATGCTGGCATTGCGCTTGTCGAAGGTGTGCTGAATAAAGTTCTGAAGCTTGGTCAAGACCGTGGCGGTATCGCTCCGACTGAATATGATGATAATGGCAACAGAAATCTTGGCTACACTATTACAGTTCCTAAAGCTGCTAATATTAGCGCAAACAAGAAAGCACAAAGAGTTCTTGACGATGTGAAGTTTACCGCTCGTCTTGCAGGTGCTATCCATGCGGTTAACATTAATGGTTCTTTGACTTATGAGAACCTTATTCAAAAGGCTTAAAGGAGGACAATTAAATGGCAAGAGTTAAAACATACGACCCGAAGAAAGTTAAGGTGCTGTTCGGCTCGCTTATCTTGACTGGCGTTGATGAAGGCACTTTTATTAATGTTGAAACGCAAGGCGACGGAATTTCCGCTATTGTCGGCTGTGACCAGGAAATTGTCCGCAGTATTGACCCGTCCTCTGTCTTAAAGCAAGTTACTGTTACTCTGTTGCAGTCCAGCTCCAGCAATGCAGCGTTAAGCTTGATTCAAGATGCAGACAATCAAAATGGTGCAGGCTTGTTGCCGTTGGTTATTAAGGATTTAAGCGGTGACAGCGTTATGGTTAGCGATCAGGCATGGATTGTTAAGAAGCCTAACTTTCAGCGTGGCAAATCTGCTTCTGACGGAAAATGTGAATGGGTATTCATGGCTGTTGTTCCCGACGAAGCATTTTTAGTTGGCGGTCATAGCTAAGGAGTAGAAAATGAGACAGGCAAAATTTGAAGTAAAGAACAGGAAAATCGGTGCGAATACCTTTTATGTTCGTGCTTTTCCTCCGTTGCAAGGCTTGAAACTGTATGGTGACTTACAGAAAGCTATTACTGCTGCTTTGAAAGGCGGTTTAACATCTAACGGCGAAACGGAGGATATGAAAGAAGCATTATTGGGTGCTCAAATCAATATCGGTGCCATCCTTGCGCAGTTGGGCGAAAGCTTTAATGGCGAAGTGCTGGCACAGTTCTCTGAACGTCTGCTTGATGCTGAATACATTAGTGTTAAGATTAAGGGCGAAGAAGAAGCTATTATGCTGACAGAAGATGTTATCAATGAGCTTTTTACTGGTAAGCTTGTTGAACTGCTTAAGCTTGAAAAATTTATTATTGAGGTAAATTTCGGAGATTTTTTCGCTTTAATTCCCAACCTCTCTGGATTCCGCGAGATGTTGGCGAACAGATAGAAATACCTGGCACGATTAACCCAGTGCTGACCGCTGAATCTTTTGTTTGGCGGCCAGTGCTGGCGAAAGTCGTCACAGTAACTGAAATTAAAGATGGCACGGTAACTTTAGGTGACTTGTGCAAAATAAATGCTCTGCTTGATATGCAGAGCGATATTCAGAAGTATCATCTTGACCACCCAAAAAAGAAAGGAGCTGATGCGCCGTGGACGTAAGGAGTTTAGTTATCGCCATTGGCTTTAAGGTAAACCATGCTAACGTTAATCAAGTAGAACAGACCACGAAAAGAGTAAAGACAGGACTTGAACGTGTTGCTGATTCTGCTGATAAGGCACGAGATAAGGTTGATACCTTGTGGTCAAAATTCAATCAGCTTGCGGCGTTCGCTGGCGTATCGTTTACCCTTGGCAGCATCATCAACTCTATTGACGAATGGAAGGTTATCGAAGGTCAGGTTAACAACGTAACTAAAAGTCAGCAGGAGTCAAAGGCTGTTCAAAAAGAAATTTATGAAATTGCCAGCCGTACACGTCAGCAATACGGCTCTACGGCTGAACTTTTTACCTCTGTTGCACGTAATGCGCAGGAGCTAAAGAAAAGCACTAAAGATATTCTGCTGTTTACCGAGGACGTATCGAACGCAATGTTGCTGGGTGGCGGTTCTGCGGCATCACAAGAAGCTGCTTTGGTACAGTTAGGACAGGCGTTAGGTTCTGGTACGTTGCGTGGTGATGAGCTAAACTCTATCATGGAGCAAGCACCTCGTCTTGCGAAAGCTATTGCCGAAGGTATGGGAACGACAATCGGACAATTAAGGCAAATGGGACAGGAAGGTAAGCTCACTGCGCAAGATGTTTTTAAAGCTATAAGAAGTCAGTCCGACCGCTTAAAAATGGAGTTAGGCAAGATGCCGTGGACTGTCGGGCAAGCGTCTAACAAAATGCAGAATGCTCTTGGTAAATTCTTCAAAGAATTTGAGGATAAGACAGGCGTTATTGAAGGCATGGCAAAACGTATGGCGAAGTTTGCTGACTATATCGAAAAACTTAACCTTGATAACTTTATTGCTGGCTTGCGTGTTGCAGCCACCTATTTTGGCGTTCTTTTTGCAATGTCGAAGTGGAGCAGATTTGTAATGATGATTTCAACTGCTGTGAAATGGATTGTTGCTGTGCGTGATGCTTTAATATTGGCTACTGGAGCGCAAATAGTATTTAATAGCCAGACGCGAAAAGGTGCAGCTATTCAAATGCTTATGTTGGGCAAATTCTTGCTGATTGCGGCGGCGATTGCGTTCGTTATCCTGCTTATACAAGATTTTTATAAGTGGATAACCGACCCGACAGCAGACACAATGATGAAGCGTTGGTTTGGTGATTTTGACGCTGTAAAGAACAAGGCTAATGAATTTCTGACCATGCTTGAAAATAGTCCTATTCGTTTCATTCCCATTTTTACGTGGATTTTGATTATTTGTGAGCTGATTCGTGACCTGTATCGTTGGTTCTCTGGCGGTGACAGCGTGATAGGCAGTGCATTAACTGGCTGGGGCGAAAAATGGCAAAACTTCTGTAATTGGTTTAAGGAAGCATGGGATTCCGTTTCTAAAGCATTTGAAGATTTCTGTAACATGCGCGTCATTGATATTATTAAGCTTGCCATTAATTGGCTTGGTAAACTTGGTGATAAAATTGCAAAAACAGCACGGTCTTGGGGAGAAAGCTTGAAAGAAAAGTTCGGCGGTCCTCTATGGCCATCATTCAAGGAAGGCATTTCCAGTTTTGTTGATAAAGGCGTAAACGGTACTGGCCCTACTGCTCCTAACGATTTAGGCTATTATGGCAAGGTAGGCTTTACGTCTACAAGCTCAACAACAAGCGTGAACAACAGCGGTAATCAGCAGAACACTTTCTATATCACTGGTGTTAGCAATCCTAAAGCTACTGGTAAAGCTGTTGTCGCTGCACTAGACGAACGCGATAATGGCGGTTTGGGCAATGATATTAACAATCGCTATCCTGCCGTCTGAGAGGTGAGATTATGCTTGCAGATATTTTAGGTTTTAACATCAAAAATCCTACACAAGTAGGCTTGCTGAAAGTTGATATTGTAAAGTCTTTTGAGTACACCTACGACCAAGACGTAACTGAGCATCCAGTAGAAACAGGCTTTGAAATTGCTGACCATATTGTCAACAAACCTCTAAAGCTAACAATGACTGTCGGCATTGCATCTTCTCCTGTAACGTGGTTCTGGAAAAATGGTTATGGAGCAAAGAAATTTGCTAACGGCTTGCAGCTTCTCGAAGAGATTCGGGATAAGAAAGAGCCTGTCACTATCGTTCGACCAGAGAAGAAGTATGACAACATGGTTATGACCTCATGCCGTGTTAGTAAGCAGGATTCTACGAAAAGCATTATCTATGCTGACCTTGCCTTTATACAAATTGTCAAGGTGACTACGCAGACTACGGCGATTCCCGAAAATGTTGTAACAGCGTCGCAGGAAGAAAACGCAGGAGAAACAGCGGCAAATGTAGGAGCAGCGGATACAACTTCTGTTGATGTTGGTGGTGGCGGTAATGTTAGCAGCGGTGTTGAGGAAGTCAAGGAGAAAGTTACGAATAAAAGTATAGCAGCAAGCGTTTTTGATTACGTTACTAAAGGAGATGCAGGGGCATGATTACAATTAATTTTGCAAACGGCAATGATGTTGTTTTTAGCGTTCCTCTTGACGATGTAAAGTACAAAATCCGTATGATGTGGAATCATGAAGGGCAATTTTGGGCATTGCACCTTTGGGACGCTAACGATAATGTTATTCTTGCCAATGTTCGTGTAGTGCCTAAATTTCCGCTGCTGATGAACCACCATGTAAAAAACGCTCCGCGCGGAGAATTTATCGTGCTGACTGAAAAAGAGGAAGTAGGCAGAGATGATTTTCAGAGTGGTGCTGCGACGCTCGTGTATTGTACGGAAGATGAATTTTATGGAGGCTAGCTATGGCACAGTTTGACCGTATTTATAAAATTACTTTAGGCGTGCAAGGCTCTGACGGCGTGGTAATTGAAGCAAAAGCGAAAGAACATGGATTAGAAATTGAATTTGACATTGCAAAAAGCCTTGCCAAGCAAAGTAATTCCTGCTCGCTAAAAATTTACAATCTGTCGAAAGCGACTGCTGACAAATTAGAGAGAGCAGATACAATCTGCATTCTCGAAGTCGGGTACAGCGAGGACGCAGGTCTAAAAAGAATTTTTATCGGTTGGGTAACTGACTGCTATTCCTACATGAGCGGTTCTGACAAGGTTACGGAGTTGAAGCTTTATGATGGGCACGTTGCTATTAGGGATAGCATCGTGTCCCTATCTTATGCTAAAGATGTTAGTAGAAAGAAAGCTATCGACGACGTGGCAGCAGATATGGGACTTGTTGTGACATATGCTGATGATTGCGAGTTTACAACATTCGCTAATGGTTTTTCTTTTGTCGGCGCAGGGCGTGAATGTCTTGATAAGGTCTGCGATGGCACTGGTCTTGAATGGAGCATCCAAAACAATACCTTGCAGATTATTAAGCAAGGCGGTAACACCAACGTGCAAGCTATAAAGCTTACTCCCGAAAGCGGTCTAGTAGGTTTTGTGGAAAAACTGCTTAAAGGACCGAAAAAAGCTGCAAGGCAGACAACGAAAAAGAAAAAGAAGGTTACTCAGCCTAAACGTGAGAAAAAAGCAGGATGGAAAGTAAAATGCTTGCTTCAGCCTGTATTAAACCCGGGAGATTTGGTTTACATTGATTCGCAGGAAATAAAAGGGTGGTTTAAAATAGAAAGCTTAAAGCATAACGGCTCGTATAGCGGACAGAATTGGTATACGGAGCTTGAAGTGTATGAGATTGTACCGAAGGAGTGATTATATATGAGCCTTGATGCAACAGCAGATACGCTGGAAGGATTGGAAAATCTTATGCAGCAAAAAATAGGCAGCATTCACACCTGCTTGCCTGGTATAGTCTTGTCATTTGATGCTTCTACTTGCCTTGCCAGCGTGAAGTCAACGCTAAAGAAATACACAGCAGATGATAGGGTGCTTGAATATCCTGTTATTGACGGCGTTCCTGTTTTTATGCCACACGCAGGAGCTGCACAGATTACTTATCCTGTAAAGCCTGGCGATAGTTGCTTAATTGTTTTTTCAGAACGCAGCATTGATGAATGGCTTGGTGCTGGAAGCGATGATAACCATGATCCTCGACAATATGATTTGACTGACGGCTTTTGTTTTGTCGGCATGATGCCCTCACAGTCAATATCTGCCGAAAATGTTGAAGTTATTAACGGCGGTACGAAAATAAGCCTTACACCTGGCAACACGATTAATGTTGTCGGAAATATTAATGTTCAAGGTTCGATAACGTGCAGCGGTGACGTGCTTGGCGGTGGTATTAGTCTTATCGGACATACTCATACAGCTCCGCACGGTGAAACAAGTTCGTCGCATTGAGGTAAAAAATAATGAAAAAAGAAGAAGTTATAATAGCCTATAAAAAGCAAAAAGCTGCTTGTATTGCGGCGTTTCCTACACTAACAAGCTCATGGACGTATTTTGTCCAGCTTGAAAAAGCTATTGATAGTTATTTTAGCAATGCTGATAGTGTGTCTGATTCTGTTCGTGCTGTTATTCGTGGTGCTTATGTATCGCAGACAAAAGCGGCGTTGAAGTGCAAAGATGATGAAAAGTACGGCATTGAATACAATGGTGAGGTGGGCAGTATTGATTTAACGCCGTATTGGTATGCGTGGGAATGGCTGAAAGAAAATCTTGCCGATAAAATCAGATATACTACATCTGAAGCATCGACACAGGCAGAAGGCAGTGCTGGCGAAAAGATTGTTGATGCTGAACAGCCGGAGCTTGATGCTGTTATTAAAGATGTTTTGACGGCTAGAGTTGCTGAAACTAAGAAGATTAATGATTATGCAGAATCGTTTTGGCAAGGTAACAGCAAGATGGATTTCATCTGCCTTGTAGAGGATAGAGGTAATGTTGTAAAAACACCCGATAAGAAAGCGATTGTTAAAAAACTTTATATTGATTGTGGTTTGCTTACACAAATTCAAGAGAACGGCTTGGATATATATGTTCCTAGTTATTTAGGAGGTGGCGGCAATGCTTGACCTTGCTTTAAACGCAAAGACACATGACATTGCACTTAATGGAGATGTAATGTTTATTGATGATGTTGAGCGTGTAGCGCAGCAAATAAAAATACAGTTGCTTACTTTCCTTGGTGAATGGTTTTTAGACGTTACGCATGGAGTACCTTATCTCGAATATGTACTTGTTAAAAATCCTAACTTTACACTGATCAGAGAGCTTTTCCGTGAGCAGATTTTAAAGGTTGACGGAGTAAGCAATTTAGTCAGCATTGATATTGATTTTGAATCTGCTACACGAAAAATGGTATTAAGCTATAAAGCGGAAAGTGAATACGGCATGATTGTAAGGAAGGAGGTTTTAGGCTATGGAGTACGGAGTAACAGTTAACGGTTTTGTTAGAAAGCGTTTGCCGGAGATTCGAGAAGATATTTTTAAAAGCTTGGAGCAAAATTTAGGCTCGACAGTCAGCCGTCAGCCTAACAGCATGATAGGCGTTCTTATTGGTGTGTATGCTGCTGAGCTTGACCGGATGTGGCAGCTTTTAGAGCGTGATTATTATGACCGCTCGCCGATTAGTGCTAGCGAAGGCAGCTTAGACAATACGCTTGCTTACACCAATGTACAACGAAAAAAAGCTCAGGCAAGCTATCTTTACGCTGTGTGTTACGGACGCAGCGGAATGGTTCTTCCTGCTAACTGCCAAATTAAAGATGCTTCCGGCTACAAATGGAATATTATTGAAGAAAGCACGATCACTCTTAATGACTGCGTGCATGTAACGCTTGAAGTTGAAACGCCGACTAAAGGAAAGGTTTACAGTGTGCAGTTTGATAATGATGCAGTCATAAAATATACAGCGCAAAAAAATGATACTGCGTTGATTGTAGCTGTTGCCTTGGCTTCTCAGAGCGTTGAAAAGTGGCAAGGCAGTATTGTTGAAGGCAAGCTGGTTTTTGAACGCTCAGACAGGAGATATGGAGCTGTGGTTGTGCCTAACGAATCATTTGTAGTAACGCAGGTTGGCAGTCCTATTCGTTTTGATTGTGAGAAATACGGAGAAATCGAACCTTTGCTAAATAGCGTGAATTATATCAACACAAATTATGACGGCTGGTTTTCTGTTAGCAACGAATCTGAAACATATGTAGGTCGTGACTATGAAACAGCATCCGAAGTTCGTCAGCGGTATGCGTCTGCTGTGTTCAGAAACAGCATAGGAATGAAAGAAAGTATTAAGGCTGCATTACTTGAATTGCAGGATGTTACCAGCGTAACTATTTATGAAAACCGCACTGATGAAACAGTTGATGGCTTAAAACCTCATTCTTTCCAGGCTATTGTTTTCGGTGGTGATGAAGAAGCTATTGCTCGCACTATCTTAAATGTTGCACCTTTAGGCATTGATACAAACGGCGATATTTGCGTTCGCATTGAGGACAGCGAGGGTGCAGAGCAAGATGTATGCTTTAGCCGTCCGCATGAGGTACAGATTTATGTCAAAGTTATTATTAAAGAATATAATGAAGAAATTTTACCTGGTGATGCAATCGACAAAATTAAAAATATCGTTGTCGAACAGATTGGCAAACTGTCGATGGGTAATGATGTTATTTATCAGCGTTTTCTTGGTCCTATTTACAGCGGCGTTGACGGCATTAGCTATATTGAGTGCAGCGTGTCTAAAGATAGTCAAACGTATAAGCAGGAAAACATTTCGATTGAACGTAGTGAGCTAGCAGTAACAAAGCTTGCTAATGTTACTGTAGCTTTGGAGTTGTAACCATGACTACAAGCGAAAGAATGTATAACCATCTGTTAAGTCAGTTTCGCAACAAGCCTAACATTAAAGCTTTTCTTAATGCCATTGGAAATGAACTCGACAGCATAGATAAAGTAAGGGAGCAGATAAGGACACAGATATGGCCAGATACGGCAGTTGGTAAGCAGCTTGATATGTGCGGTGAAGTCGCTGATATTTCTCGCCGTGTTGAAAACGCTATTGCAATGGATTTTTTTGGCTTTCCCGATCATGGCAACATGGGATTCGGACAAGCTCCGTTTAGACGTATGTATGATAATTATCTTGCATCCAGCGACTTGAACGACCAGCACTACCGTCTTGCTGTTATCTCTAAAATTGAGAAAAACACGACTGACTGCTCTCGCGTTAGCACAATACATAGTATAAAGAATGTTTTTAATGTCGAACGCGTTTCCGCTGTTAATGCAGGAAATGCTAAAATGCGCATAGGAATAGGGCGCGTAGTAACCAGCAAGGAAAGCCGTTTGATTGATGCACTGAACCTTATTATCCGTGGCGCAGGTATCGGCGTTATTTATGTATATTCGTTCGATGCTGCGAATACGTTCGGTTTTAGTAGAAGCGGAGAAAATCCCTATAGATTTAAAGGATTTAATCAAGGAACATTCGCAAGGATTATAAAGGTGAAAGGGGGACTTGTTGAATAATGGTAATGAAACAGCCTACTTTTGATTTGATTTTTGGTAGTAGCGCAAGCATTGGTGAGATGATTGATTCTTGGCCTGAGCTTGATTACCTGCGTGGTTGGGGCTATCTTGACAAAGGAGAAGCGCCGCCGCTTGAATACTTTAACAAATTACAGAATGTGAGTGATTTAAAAAGTCAGTACCTTTTTAACAGCTTAAACATTCGCAAGAACAATACATCTTATGTTAATGGTGACATCGTATTGTCACCTAACTTGCCTAAAAGTCTTGTCTTAGCATGTACTGTTGGCGGCGATACGGCTGTAAGTGAACCAGATTTTCGTGAAGCTGTGCTCGGAGCAACTTATACCGACGGCTCAGTAACCTGGGAAGTTATTCCCAGGGCTTACAAGCTGAAGACGGCAACTGAATCTGAAATTCAGAATTTGATTACAAAGGAGCTGGCATAATGGCTAACTTGCAAAAATTAATTGACCTTGACGGATTAAGCTATTTTTTAGGACAAATAAAAGCAAAATTTGTTCGTTCGGTTAATGGCGCAAAACCCGATTCTAAAGGCAATGTCAATATTGCTAATATGGAAGGGGCAACATCTAACGCCGCTGGCAAAGCGGGACTTGTTCCTATTCCAGCGGCAGGAAAGCAGGACATGGCATTGTGCGGTGACGCAAAATTTAAGGTTCTTCCTATTGCTGGTGGTGGCACCGGGCAAACTACTGTTGCTGGCGTTCGCAATGTTTTAGGTTTGGGCAATACAGACGGTGCATTGCCTATTGCTAATGGTGGCACAGGAGCTACAACTCCTGAAGCTGCAAGAAAAAATCTTGGCATTGATAGTATAGGCGTAACGATGATTACCTATACAGAATAAGAGGTATATTATGGCTGATAAAGTAGATGTAGTTACATCATGGAGCAATGCTGGAACTTATACATTTACTGTTCCCGAAGGTGTTACTGAAATTACAGTAGAAATTTCGGGAGCAGGAGCTGGTGGTCGTGGCAGAAACAGAGATAATAGTGGAAGTGGGGGCGGCAGTCATGGAGAAGGCAGTGGCGGCGAAGGCAACTAAAGTGCGTATGAAAAACTTTAGCGAAGAAATACATGACCTTAATGACCTGGGTGCTATTTATCTTTTACTTGGGGCTGCTTGTAATATGTCATGTAGGCATTGTGTTCAAACACCTATTAAAAGTTGCTTTAATCTTTCTCCACATGGAAAAGAGTTATCACAAGATGTTAAAGACTTTATAGTTATGTGGAGTAACCTGCCTTGGAAGTACGCTGAAAATAATCCTCGCCGATTATATTTTTGGGGTGGAGAACCTTTACTTTATTGGGAAACCATTAAGAAGCTTGTGCTTGAATTTAAGAAAAACGGTGTAAAGAATGTTAGCTATAGGATTTTTAGTAACGGATTGCTTTTAAATGATGAGATAGTTGACTTCTGTAATGAGAATAATATTTGGTTTATTATGAGTTATGATGCGCCAAACGCAAGAGCGGCGAGAAATGCAGTCCCTAGTAAAGAAGCCTGCAAAAAGTTTTTACGTATAAGAAAAAGAACGGTTAATACTGTTTTTAGTGCTATTAATGACAATATGGTAGAAGCTTTTGATTGGCTACATTACACTTTCCCCGAAACAGAAATTACTTGTGGGTTTATTAATGTGTTGAGTGAGCATACACCACTTGACCTATACCAATTTGAGCCTAGTGTAATAAAAAAAGCGGTTAAGAATTTGTGGTTATTTGCTAATTCTGATAGTAAAATTGCACCTTATGCAAGACATTGGTTTTTCTCAAAAATTTTGCGTGTAAGGAATTTTGATAAAGAAGAATTTTATGAATATCCATATCCCCCTTGCCGTCCTGCTATTGTAAGTCTTAGTGTAAATTTTAATGGAGAAGTTATGCTGTGTCACAATACTGATAGAATTGTGGGTTATATTACAGATAACTTTATAGAGTTGCAAGAAAAACATAGAAAAATTTTTGAGGAACTTCTGCCTGTTAAATGCAAAACTTGCGAGCATTTGGATATTTGCCGTTGCATTTGTCCCATTGCAGTGCAGAAAGATGGTGAATTATGTTATTGTGATTACTTGCGAGAATTTTGGGGAGCAATAAAAGAGGTGATGTAGAAATGACTATAGGTTATGGAGAACGTGTAACAAGAGTTATTAGTGTTATACCTGGAACACAGTACACTATTACTATTGGTGCTGGTGGAAAAGGTGGCAAGGGTGTAACAGCCAATAATTCTAACTATGTTTATGGTACAACAGGAGAGGATTCTTCTGCATTAGGTGTAACTGCTAGAGGTGGAATTTATAATGCGAGCAATACATCCAACTATGCTGATAGTGGTTCTCCTGTTGGTAAGTCGAGTTTTACGCAAGGCAGTACAGGCGGTAACGGTGTAGACGGATTTTGCATTTTATCTTATAAGGTTGATAAAGATAAGTATTCCCAAAAAATGAGTAGCATTCCGAAAACTGTTTTTGAGATGCAAAAAAAAGACGGCTCAAAGTATCTACTGTATAAAGATGTAGTTACGTTAAAGCGTACAAGGCTTGTCTATAAAAATGTAGGTACTTACAGTTTGAGAATCCCTGCTGGAATTACAAAATTATATGTTACTGGTTGTGGTGGTGGAGCAGGCGGTATTACTGTTGGTGCTTATAATTCCTGCCCCACGTTGGATATGCAAGCAGGAAACGGCGGAGATACGAAAGTTGGCAGTTATGTTATCCCCGGAGGACAAGGTGCAACTGCTACTTTAAGAAGTGGTAATGTAATGACTGTTAATCAGCCTGTTGCTTCTAAAAATGGTGTAAGAGGGGAATATGTTACCGCTAGAAATAGAGACTTTACTGTACATGGATATGGTTTTTTACTTAACAAGAATGGTATTGCTACTTTAGCAGACGTAATGGGAAAGGTTGGGTATTACTATGCTGATGTGCTTGGAACTAAAGATAGCGTAACATATGCACCTACAGGAACTTTTGAATCGTTTAACATCTATGGTGCAGGTGGTGGCTCTTATCATTTTTATGACACTGACGGAACTTCTAATCAAATTGGTGTCGCAGGAAATAGTGGTGCATTTATTGTAGATGCAGAGGTTGAAGTAACTCCTAACAGCACTATTCAGATTGTTGTAGGCGCAGGTGGTAAAAATACCTTTTATAGTAATGACAATGACCGTGCATTTAGATATAGAGTAAGCGACGGAACACAAGGTTTTGTTATTATTGAATACGGTGGAACAACACCATATATACCTACAGTAAATAAAAAAGCTGAATTGACGTGTAGATGCTATTTAGATGATAATGCTATTATGGGAAGCACAGTTACAGTTAATGGAGAAACACACCATACTAATCAATTAGGGGTATTCTCTCTGTCCTTTAAAACATGGGGTAGTAAAGAGAAGCTTACATTTGAATATATTGATAGTAGTGGAGTTTTACATACTGCGGTATATAACGTGCAATACGGGGCAATAGAAGTGCTAGAAGTGAAATTTATATCTGTAATAACAGGAGAAAAGCACTTTAGTTCTTCTGAAACCTCTACATCCTTTACTGTTCCAATTGGTATTACAAAAATTAAAGTTGATGCAGATTGCTTAACAGCGGATGCGCCACTTGAAGAGGAGGATAGCTATGCAATTTCTGTTATAAACAACAGTACAAAAAAAATATGGGGCAGTGGGTATAGTGACTCCCGTTTTGAGGATGAAGGTAACTCCGACCATCAAGACATGCACAGTATAGTTGCTGTTACATCGGGGAAAACGTATAATCTGACCCTTAATATTTCTGATTCTGTTGATGGGGTTACATTTAGTTGGGGCACTGATATTAATGAGTTGACTGCAACGGTGAGTGATTTATAAGGAGGTAAAAAAATGGCAAGTACAACAGGTAAGTTAGATAAAATTCATGTATTTCCTAGTTATAACAGTTTCAATAAAAATATCTCTAGTGTAGGGAGTGATGATTTTGCTTTTGTTAAGACTGATTTGCTCGACAAATTAGCAGGAAACACTACACCTACCCTTGTAGCGTTGATTGATTGGGACACAATGAAAACAAGAAATGGCGGTACAGATGTAAGAAATATTATTAATACAGGTACAGGAATCAAAGCTTATGGTGGTGATGATTCTTTCCCGACAACATCTGGTGGAAGTGACAACATGAAAAGCACAATAATGCTTAAAGAATCTTACACACTGTATGATAAGATTTTGGTGGTTGGCAATGATGATAGAGGTAATAATTCAAAATACACTTTGTGGGATGTTTGGGAATTACAAAAAGCATTTTCTGAGGGGTCTTATTTTAATCTTTTTGACACTGACTCTATTTATTGGTTACTGTATTCGGGAGTACAATCTGGAACAACTACTCATCCTCTTTCGACAGATACTATTTGGTACACTGAAACTCAAAACTGCTCTATTATTGAAATTTATGGCGTTAAGTATTAAAGAGGTGAAATAAATGTTTTATTTGTTTAAAAACAAAAAAGGTATTGCTATTAGTGCTTCCGAAGATTCTTTGAAAAACTATATTGTAGGCATGGATAATGGTGTTGACGAGTATGTTATTAAAAATATTAGTTCTTCTGCTACTCCCACCGATTTTTCTCTTGATGAAAATGGTGATGTTGTTTTCCCAAAAGATGATGAGGAACTTATTTTAGCATTTCAAAAGAAACTTAAACTGAAAGAGATTGATGAGTGGACTGCAAGTAAAATTACTGGAGGTTTTGTTAGTGAAGCAAGTGGAAAAAAAGTCACCTATGATAGTGACGTAGATACTCAGCTTACTATGCAAGGGATTGCTCTTAATGTAAACACGGAACAATTTGCGGAAAAATATCCTAAAGGTTGTCCGGTGCGCGGAGTTGCTGACGGGCAGAATAGCAAATCTGTATTTTGGCTTAATCCGTCGCAGGTCATGAAATGGATGGCTGATTTGTCAATGCATATAGGAGGTTGCAAGCAAGAAGGATGGGCAAAACAAGCAGAAGTTGATGCTTGTAAAACTATTTTTGAACTCGACAACATAGAATTGTAAGAGGTTAAAACAATGCAAATTAAAATTATTATAAAAACACAACGCCTTACTTTAAGCAGCAATAAAATTGTGTGTGGAACTAATAATTTTATTGAATGTTTATTTGATTTTCAGTCTTCTGACTGGACCGAACTTGAAAAATGGGCATTATTTAAGGATGGGCGAAATACCTACGAAATGTATATCCAAGATAACAAATGTATCATTCCTGCACAATGCATTTCTGATCAAGGCGAAGTTATTATGTCAGTTGTTGGACGAAACAACGGTAAGAATATAACGGCAACAGCAGAAGACAAATTGTTACTTATCTCCGGTCGAGCTTTTGACAATCCTGACGAAGAACGATTAACGCCGACTTATCTGGAAGAAGTTCTTGGCAAGGTACGCGATGAAAGTTTAAAAACTTCTGAGAGCGAAGCTAACGCCGCTCAGAGCGCGCAGGAAGCAGCAGACAGTGCGGCAGCAGCGTTACAGTCTGAAAAGAACGCTAAGGCGAGCGAAAAGGCTGCTGAGACTAGTAAAGAGGCGGCGGCTCAGAGTGAAGCCAACAGCAAAACTAGTGAAGATGCTGCAAGAGGTTATGCTGATGATGCAGAGGCAAGCAAGGGCGCGACAACTGCGCTGACGGTTAACGCTGCTGCAAGTGCAAACGCTGCTGCTGAATCTGCGAAGCAGGCTGCCGAATCTGAAAAGAAAGCCGCCCAGTCTGAAAGGAATGCTAAGCTCAGTGAAGGCAATGCGAAGACCAGCGAAACAAATGCTCAGAGCAGTGCTTCCGAGTCCGCTCAGTCTGCTGCAAACGCAGAGAAGAGCAACAAGAGCGCAGAAAAACACTCTACCGATGCCGGGACGTTTGCTGATAATGCAGAGTTGTCAGCGCAACAGGTCACAGAGCTGGCGGAGCAGGTTAATCGTGACGCCATGCAGGTAGCAAGCGACAAAAAATCTGTTACTGAGTTGACAGGTCAGGCGGTCGAGGCTGCGGGCAATGCTCAAACTTCCATGGAGCAGGCAGGGCAAATTAAGACTGACACGCAGACAATCGCCGACAATGCATTACAGGCCATGTCTGATGTTATCACTAAGGCAAAAGCCGATATTGATGTGCAGGGAGCAGAGATTATCACACAGGCAACGGCACAGGCTAACATGGCGCAAAGTGCGGCTGACGGCATTAGAGATACTGCTGATGTATTGCAGGCTGACAACGAGCATCTTAAAGCTGAGCTAAAACATGCTAACAGGCGTATATCCGTGCTCTACGACTTAGGCAAGGGCATTACCCACCGCTATGAGACTGATAATGATACGGCGTATGCTAAGGATATTCCTAGCGGTGCAAAGGTCATGGACGTTAAAATGCTGGGTGGCAAGAGCGTTGTAGGGAATCAACTTATGCAGGACGTTAAATTTGAGCAATTGACTTCCCCTAAAGGTAATATATGGAAGATATATGGTAATATAATCTTAACCGTTGATAATGGGGTTGCCAGTTTTACAGTTGGTGCGGCTTGGAATGGTATTGCGCAATTCCAAATTGTTACTCAAGGACATAAATATTTTGTGAGCGCTATTGCAAAAAGCGATAAGGCAAATAATGGTATATTGTGTCCCTATGTACCAAATGATACATTTGGCACTGAAAATCAAGTTACAACACCAAATACAGAATGGAATAAGTATGCCGCTGTTGTAACGGCTCTTAAAACGAATACTGAGACAAAAATTGGCTGTCGTGCTGCTGGAGCCGCAACTATTATCGGTGCTAAAATTTCGTGTAAAAACATGCAATGCATCGACCTCACGCAAATGTTTGGCGCAGGTAACGAGCCAACGCTTGAGCAATGCCGTGAGATTTTTGCCAACGAGAGCTACCCATACAACGCAGGAACGCTGACATCTGCTGACGTTACCGCTGTGCAGGTGGGGGATAATGTTATCCAATTGCCTAACAGCATCTCCCTAAAATCAGCAGGCAGTGTATATGACAGTTTAGAATTTTATGAGCAGGACGGCAAATACTACCAAAAGCATACGCAGAGGGTAGGCGTGGTGCCGTCTATCGAATTAGCTAGCTATGAAGCGGTAAGTACGCAAGCAAATGATATTCCCTGTTTTGTTATGATTTGCGACAAACTTAAGGAACGCTCCAACCCTATTCAAATTTTTCAAGTTAACAGATATACAAGCGCGATGGAAGTGGGCAGGCAGTTATCTGTAGACATGATGTGTATCAACGATGGTATTAGTGCATATAATCTTGCGTGGCGCAATGACAGCATTCAGTCAATCGAAGCTTTTCAAAAGCATTTAGTTGACGATAATATCACAATTTATTACGAGCTTGCAACGCCAATCGTCACAGTCACAGAGGTAGACAATCGTTTTGATGCCGTCGACTGCAAGGCTGGCGATAAAATCACGTTTGTTGGCAACCGCGACTACCATTTACCCGTACCCAACGAAGAAGAATATCTTATCGCATTAAACGAGGTGACAGCATGAGCAGACAAACAATGGCAAAAAAATTAAACCTAACGCCTGCTGATTTTGGCGTTGAGGATTTGCAGGCTAAATATACACGTCTTGTCCAGGATTACATGGACAAGGCTGTACAGGCAAGAGGTTATGATGATGTGTTTACCTGCATCAGTTATGTAGATTCTACTGACGAGACTTTTAAACGTGAGGCAAACATCGTCCTTGCATGGCGTGATAAGGTGTGGCGATTATGTTATGACGTGTTGGCTGATGTTAACGCTGGAAGACGTGCCGTGCCGTCGGAGCTGGAGTTGTTGGCGATGCTGCCTAAATTGGAGTGGTGAGGTGTTTTATGTTTGAATCAACTATGCAAACCGTAATAAACATTATTGCTGGCGCTGTTATTTCCTACCTTTTTGCTTTGTATCGCGCAAAGCAAAAAGAAAACAATGCCTTAAAGGCAGGCTTGCAAGCGTTGCTCCGCGATAGAATCATCCAGGCGTACAACCATTACTGCGACGATAAGAAGTGGATTCCCATTTACGCTTTAGAAAGCATCAACGCATGCTTTAGAAGCTATGAAGCTCTCGGAGAAAATGGCGTTATTAACGGCTTAATGGAACAGCTTAACGACTTGCCGAACTATGAGCCGCATCAGAAAGGATAAGAAATGAAGAAGCTATTAAATATGCTAAAAAAGGACGAGAATACGCTTAGTATCGGCAGACTATGCGCTGTGCTGGCGTTCGTCTTGTTCTGTGTAATTTCTCTTTACCTTGCGTTTTTTGTAAAAACGTGGGGCAATTATGAAGCCTTTGCTATGGCTTGTGTATCTTTCATGCTTGCGCAGCTTGGTAACAAGTATGTAGAGACTAAAGCAATGAAAGTGAAGAACGAAGAGTAACAACTTAACAAAACAACTAAAATGTGAAATTAAGAAGTGAAATTAAAGGAGTGATAATAATGATTATTACAGGTATGGCGCACTTTGAGAGTGTATGCAAAAACAAATTAGTTGAATGGTACAACCATAATAGCAAAGAGCAAATTACGCTTGAGAATGTGTTTGTGGTTTGGGCGTGCAAGACGTTGCAGAACTACAAGGCGTTGTTATCAACGACCGTCAGCGGTGACGGTATTTATGCTGAGTATACATACAACGGTGACAAACAAGAAATGTACGAAGACGTGTACAAGAAGGCGTCCAATCGCTGCTTAAAAAGTGAGTGAGGTGATAGCTATGGACTGGAACAAAAGCCTTGCGAGAGAAATCGCCAAAGGCATTATCGCAACAGGTATCGAGGGTGGCTATGACAGCGTGGCGAAGTCTACCGCCTACGCTTATCCGTCAATCGGCGTGTCACAATGGGAAGGCAACAGAGCCGATGAGCTTTTGAGGGCTATTCCCGGCGGTGAAGACTTTGTCGGCAGAACCTATATCGACATTAAGGCAAGCGGCGAACTGCCGATGCTGAAAGAGCTTTTGAGAAGTGAAGCAGGACAGCAGGCACAGTTGGAACAATTATCACGTGACTGCCTGCAATACGTCGAGGCGCTTCAGCAGGTGCCGACGTTGGATGATACACGCTGTTTGATTTATGCTGGTATGTGGTGTCCCACGTCAACCTACGTTGTAAAGCGTTTCTTGGAGAATCGTTTCGAACGTGTCGACTTGCGTAGCCTGGAAGCACTCTATAAACTGTTTGAAAATTATTACTGGATTGCTGCCGATGTTGGCGAGATGTACCGCCCCGGTTATGCAAACAGAGCACAAATTACTTATGAGTATGTTGCTGGCATTGATTTAACTACACCATACGGCGTACCTGCCTATGGTGAAGCTGGCAATGGAAGATGATTTAAAGCTCATGCTTTAGATATAGTCACCGACAAGAGGTTTAGTTATTCTCTCCTATACGTGTAGCATTTTCTGGTAATTTTTGCGTAATAGTCGGTGACGCATTTATAATGATTGGAGGTGATACAATGGAAACGGTAAAATCTTTTGTGACTGACAAGAAATTTTTGGCTGGCCTTATTATAGGCTTCACGCTTGGCGCACTGCATCATTACTTTGCTCTTTAACCTGAATATCTACAAGAAGGCGCAAATTGCGCAAAAGCACTTCGCCTATGAGCGTTCAACCGTCGCTTGTAGGCGAAGCTTACTTATTAATCGTACGAGGTTATAATGAAAGATGAAACAAGACGTAAAATCGATAAAGCTGTTAAGATTGGTCTTATTGTTGCTGGGATTTTCCTTATATGTAATGACATGTACTGGCGGTGGCACGGCAGAAGCGGCACCTCAGCAGATAACAATATCACTGGAACATTGGAACAGCTTAAAGCAAGAAACGAATCTGCTAGAAGCGAAATTGCAGATAGCGAGCGATATGTTAGCGACGCAGAAAAGCACGTCGAGCGAGCTGATGCAACAATTAGCAGAAGCGAGGTTACAGCTAAACGAAACGAGGAAAGCACTGAACAGCTCCAAAAACTCATTAGCGAATGCCAAACAATCGTTAGACGACAGCAAGGCATTATACAAGACGTTGATCGAGCAAATGGAGTTAGAACGCAAGAGAACGAGAAGAATTAAGCATCAACGTAACTTGTATGCAGGGTGTGCGGTGTTCGTTCTTGCATGTGCGATTGCAAAATGATACTAGCTGTGGTATAATATAAATGTAATGAGTGTTATTATTAACATTCGAATAAAGTTATGGTAGTGCGCAATATTGTAACTTTATCGGTTTTATGTGTTTAATCACAAAGCAGAGTCCACGAGTTAGCGAATGTGGGGCAGTCGAACACTGCCGGATATAGCCTATGAAGGTGCAATTCCTTCCTGCTTAAAACTGTTGATTGGTGGATTTCATTCGATATCCATTAGAGCGTTCTGTGAAAGCAGGACGCTTTTATTATGCTTTGATTTATTAGTGACTGTCTGTTTGTCGATGTGATATAATATATTTATTAAATATATTATATGGGGTGATAGGATGAATGATAACGAAA